TCTTTTTATGATGCTAAAAACGCAAATGAAAAGCTTCAAAATTGCCAGATGATTGTTAGGGGTGAAAATGGTTTTCCAAAATTGCATAATAGATAAGAAAATGATTCATGCTATTAAGTGGGCGCAGCTTCTTCTTAAAGGAAGCTCGCCTATGGTTTTGGCCATACTTCAAAAAGATGATTGGAGGTTTAATTCTGGAAAGTCTACTGACATAATCCTAAAGCTTCTTACTCAACGTGACCCTGTTAATGTTTTCTCATATAGACCATGGAATCCGTTTTCTAAAGCAATCGCATACACTGATGGGAAAGCTATTTATTTCAACATTAAAAAGCTTGATGATATTTCAGAAACGGAAATAGTAGGCTGTCTTTTGCATGAATACGCTCACATTTGCGGATTTACTCATGGGAATAATTTTCCTAGTGAAGAGAAAAATGACTACTCAGTTCCTTACTACTTAAGTCAGAATGTTAAGAAATGGGTTTAAGAACCAGACTAGTTTTCATCCGTAAAGACTAGTCTGGCCCAGAGAGGAAGTGGAAAGGGTAAACCACACTTTAAAATTGTTTCACTCAAGGATTGTCGTGTCAAATATTACTGAGAAGATGGTAGAAAACCAAATTTTAACCTACTTAAGAGCAAATAAAATATTTTGCTGGAAAAATCAATCGACTGGCATTTTTGACCCTAAAAAGCGCATCTTTAGGAAGTCTAATAACAAACATCATATAAATGGTGTAGCCGACATTCTTGGCATTTATGAGGGAAGATTTCTAGCAATCGAAGTTAAAAAACCGTATATATCAAAGAAGACACTTCAAGTTAAGCATAGAACTCAAGAAGAACTTGAAAAGCTTGCTAGTGAAGACCAATTGTTTTTCTTGGAAATAATTAATAACGGTGGTGGAGTTGCTTTTATTGCCGATTCTATTGAGGTTATAGAAGAACAGTTACAGCTTCGAAGGCTTAAATCCTAACTTAATAATAATAGCTTCATACATTTTCATCTTATTCTTATCGCCATTCGTCTTAGCTTCTAGATATTTTTCTTGCCAGTAATCAGCTTGCTCTTTCTTAGTTAAAACTTTTTTTCCGTTTAATTCCTGCTTCATTTAATAACCTTTCAAGATCGTCTTTGTGAATAGAAAAGAAGTCTTGATACTCATCAGAACAAATGGAAACGAATTCAAATTTCCCATCGTTAAGCTTTCTAAATATGCCATAAGACCTGACTTCAGGAGTCTTTTCGCAAATATCTTCAGGAATAGCGATACCATACCAAAGATTAGCGTTGATCCGTTGTCTGGTTACGCATCCTTGGCAAAGAGTCAACAGTAACACCGTTACCGCTAGGCCTTCCAGAATAATTCTCAGACTCGACTTTTCTTTGGTCTTGTTTCTGAATAGCTTCATCAATTATCTTCTTATTAAGTTTGATAAGTTCCTCTTGTCGCTGCTTAGTATAAGCTAGAACTAGCATCTCCAACCATTTATCAATAATTGGAATGGCCCTAGCAAAAGCAATGACAAGAGAAGCAAATTGCATTATTGAGCTTTTTTTACAAGAATTTCTTTAGCTTTCTTGAGACCGTTCCAAACAAGTTGGAAAACAGAGTTAGACTTTACTGGTGTAAGGGCCAGAACTTCTGAAAGAGCGAGAAGAAAAACTAGAATAACTTCTTTGTTTTGAATGATAACTTCCATATTATTTCCTTTTGTTTTTTATATCTCGACCAATTTGAACGTGTATATGAAGATTCATTCCTTCACCATGCGCCAGCACAAAACGCCTAGACCCATCTTTTATGACTGCGCCATACCTTCTATATTTAGCATCAAAGTAAACTAGAAAATCGGCAAGCTTTACACTATCCCAATCATTGCATCGAATATCAATAGCTCGACCTTCTCGGTGTGTTGCTGATACTCTTCCTACCTTCTTGTCATGCTCTAAAGTTGTATGAGCTTCAGTTATGACAATTTCAGTTTTGTCATAGCTTACTGACCATGCGTCCATTTCCTGAGCTATCTTGATAAGGATAGGATTGATCTTAACAAATGTTTGTTCAAGCTCTTTGGTCTTATACTTCATTTCTTTTTTTTCTTCTTAGCTTTTCGAGCAACATCTAGAGCAATCGCAACGGATTGAGCTTGAGATTTGCCGCTTTTCATCTCTGTTTTAATATTTGATGAGATTGTCTTTTTAGAATAGCCTTTTTTTATCGGCATAAATCTCCTAACAAGGTTTAATCATTAAACCTTTAGTGTAATAAACGATCGGGTTAATTGTTCTTTCTACTTCGTAAGTAACAACTTCTTCGATTGTGACAACTTCTTCGTCTAGTTCGTTAATGCTTACTACTTCGTTTTGGGTAACAATCTTTTTCTTAATGATAAAATTTTTTTCTGAATCAAATTCATAATGCTCAGGAACGTTATCTAGTAACGGATATAATACAAGATCAATTTGACCTGATTCCCATTTCATGCTTTTAATTGTGAGTTCACAAAAAATATCGCCAATTTGGTTAGACCAGAAATTAACTAAAGAATCATTTTTAAAAAAACAAAACATAAAACCCTTTTATGAAATCATGTTAAATTCAGTAACTAAATAACTTGAACCGCTTAATACTGTTCCTGAAGGCACCCAATATGTAGTGTCTGTTGAATTCCAAAACCTTGTTGAGCAGCTAACTGCGTTAACTGTGGCTGTATTGTTCCACATTTGTACTTGCAAATAGCCATTCCCATAATTTGGAATTTTATCAAAACCTGTTGTGGTTGTTCCTGCACCATTCCATAAAAATCTTAATGTTCCAGTAACGTTTGGTGTCCAAGTTGTACCACTATAACCATATTCTGCTGACCTTATTTGAACATAATTAGAAGCGTTACTAACTGTTATTGAAAAATTAAATGTAATGTATTTTGAAAACCTTGGAACTTGATAGTAATAAGTGCTAAGCGTTGAAGCTGGTTGAGATTGGTTATGCAACACAACATCATAAGAAGTATTATTTCCGTTTATTGTGCTGTCACCATAAATATCTTCAATTTGTGCATACTTCCCAGACGGTATTGTGTATGAAGTTGTTTTTAAAGATGGTGCTGAAGCTGGCTGAAAATTAAATGGAATTATAAAAGGTGCGGCCATATTACTCTCCGTAAACCGTAATTAAAAATTTACTCATTACTCCACTTGTAGGAAGTTGAGTTAAATCTAATCGTAAATAGTTCCCAACCGCAATACTAACTTTAGTAGGGTCAAAAACTTGGTTAGTTGATGTTTGGTAATCAACCGCTGTTGAGAAGTTGATACTTGGTTTTGTTGTGAAGACTGTAGAAAATGAAGGTCCATCTAAATTAGTTGTGCTCTTTTTAATGTCAGCCTCAAACGTACCAGTAAGTGAACCTTTCTCAAATATCTGAATGAATGCACTTGTTAGCGTAAAGTTATCTACCGCCTTATAGTAGTAAATTCCTGTTGCGGTTGAAAATGAAGAAGCATTAAGGCAATAGAACTCGATTACTTTAATCTTAGGAGCAGATGCCTCAACAGTGTTTAGGCGTGAGTTTAAGTCATCTAGGTCGTCTTTAACAACGTCCCATAGGTCTTTTCTGACCGCACTTCCTACCTGTATTGCCGATGGGCTTATGGTTGTAAATGCCATGTTTATCCTATTAAGTTATTACCTAGACCCACTTCAGTACTAGTGTCAGGTGTTCTTGTGTTATTGTCAACGATGAAGCCATAAAGAAGCTTGTCATTGTCGCTTGCGGTTGAATAATTTGGAGTCGTGTTTGCCGCAATAGAGGGGACTCGGTTAAAGACGTTTCCTAAATCAGATAGAACCAATTCAGTATCATATTGGGAGCGTTTAATTCCTGTAATAATCCCGATTCGTCTTTTGTCACCTTGTCCGAACCTAGCAAACAATCTGTCTAAATTAAGAGTCAAAAGAGTCCCAACAGACTTAAGGAAGAAGTTCATCTTTCCCCGAAGAGTGATCTTTGTTTTACTCAGTGAGTTAAAGAAAGCTAACCTTTGCGCCATGATTGTAGCTTTACTATCGTCATATAAGTAAATGGTCTTCTCAAGTGTGTTTTTGATTCCAAGATAGTTGGTCACGAAAGCAGAATCATAAGTGATTATGTCGAAAGTATCCTGGCCACTTGATTGATCTACAAATGGGCGATAGCTTAACGATATTTTATCGTAATAAGTACCAATAGAGTCAGCACTAAATGAAATAATGTCATCGTCTTTGACCGTTTCTGGAAGTTCTGTTTTGTCTGAATTTAAAATAGAATAAGAAATTAAGTTAGAGCTATCAATAAATAAAGCTCCAAAAACTGATTCATTTATCTTTGTTAAAACATCTCTAGCCTTCTCGGCTTGTTGACCTATTTGCAACGGGGTCACGATTGATAGAGTATAATCGCAGTCTGATTTGGCCTTATCAAATGCGGCCGAATCTATTCCAGTAAACCCTGCATCGTTTAGAATTATATCTTTTACTGCGTCTGAAGCTGTCTTAATCCATAAACCAGATTTTTCCATACCTAAACAGTTTACCGTTATCAGAGAGTCATCATCAATAAAGGCAATGTTTTTAATGTAAGCAGTTTCCACCGCTGTAGAACCTGTATAAGGTGACCTTAGAATAACCTCCTGCTCTTTTACGTCAGCTATCTCGTAAAAGTCACCTTCCCCACTAATGATAGAGTTTTTCCTGATTCTATCTCTGACTTTTAAGATACTTCTAAAGTCCACTGTTCCAGATGTGACCAAAGACCTTGACCCATTAGTAAACTGAAGAGACACACCTAAAATCTTCTCATTGGTGACGTTAAATTCAGCATCATCAGTGAACTCAATAAATGACTCTGCGCTATTGGTATAATTCCAATCACGATTGAAAATCATTTCTTGGAAGCCAAAAAAGACATTTTGGATAGGCAACTTTTTAACCGTTGCACCTACTGATGGGACTGGTGAAATAGCTGTTTGAGTTATTAGCTCATTTCCGACTATTCGCCTAACAACTACAAAACTCCCATTAATAAGAAGCCTGTCGTCTGCAAAAATATCCGTTGTGCTTGCAAGCATGAATCTATTGTTAGCGATTACACTTGTGATCGTGGTAGTTGGTTCTCTGAGTTTGTGTCCTGCTATATGCCATTTACGATTATTCTTCCAATAATGAACTTCAGGTTCAATAATGAAAGATAGGTTAGTTACTGGTTCTGTAATCTCGTCGGCAACACTTACAAGAGTATTTGATGGGATAGAATCAACCTTTCCAGTTATTAGATTTCCATTTACATTAACCTTAATCTCGTCGCCTACTGATAACTCAGTAAAAAACTGCGTGCCAGTACCGTTAATTATATTTCTTTTTGCGTCTGGGTTTATGATCGTAAAGTTTACAAATGAAATCGTAATAAACTCAGTTAGAGTTAGCTCAACATTGGAATTAATGTATTCAACTTTGTAGTTGTACTCAGTCACACCATTTTTAAAGCGGATTGATGACCCTTGTTGTAACTGGGAAAGAAACGATGTTCCTATGCCATAAACTTTCTTATTCCCTCTTGATGCGTTCTTTGCTGTAAAAGTTGAGAATGAAATAGTTATGTTGCTGCTAACAGTTAATGACGTTGCTGAAGCAATTGACTCGACCGTATAAGTGTAAGTTGCTAGTCCGTTCGTAACCCTTATTTTATCGTTAATAGATAGTGCAGTTGTAAAGCTAGTTCCTACGCCTGTAATAGTTCTAGTTCCAATGGTGCCCGATACCGTACCGGCCAAATCGTTAGCTAGAAACGTGCCCGAAGCTGTTCCAGTGAGATTAGTTAAGCTTGTATCAATCGTAATAGTCCCTGTTCCGAGAAAACCATCTTTTACAAGATCGCAACCGACCGTCTTGACTTGCTTTACTTGACCGTAAATTCTTCTTTTCGGTGTTCCTAAAACTGCATCGGAAACAACACCGTCAGCACTAGAAAACACCCCATGGGTCAGCTGATCCCTGAGCTTATAAACAAAGTCTTTAACCTTAAATGAAATTGTTTCAGGCGAGTAGTCTTTGGAGTCAATTACTCCGTCGAAAATCTTTTTAACTTCAGTTAGAGCTAGACCGTTAAACCATGCGTAAAATGTTGCAGGTCTATTTTCCCATATCATTGTGTCATATAGATTGTCGAAATAACCTTGATTAACTAGCGTGATGCTTGAGTTAGACTCAAGAACGATTCCAGTCGCTTCTTCGTCTAATTGCTGCCCTACCGCACCGATTGACTGAATGTAAGGAAGCCATTCGATTTCTTCACCTGTGGATAAGTCCCATGGCAATATCAGTGGTTTATTTGAAAAGAAGTGTCTATAACGAAGACTTAAATCTAGTACATCTTTTGGGTCAACACTTCCAAGTGTTTTAAGGTAAACTGTCTTAGTTGAAATATCGTAATGAAATGAACCTGGAACGATTGCCCCTATAGAACCAACTTTTACATAATCATCGTAATATTCACGCACACCAGACACAAAGAAATCAACTTGTTTCTTATAAACAGTACCCGAATGTAGAGTAAATAAACGAGCTTCTTTTACAGAGTCTAAAGTGACTAATGTTATCTTTTCGCTTACAGGATTTTGAGCAACTTGCAAGAATGTACTCATGAAAGTTTACTGACCAATAATGAAACGATTGAACCAATGACTGAACTTATACCAGCTATTTTTATTTTGAGACTCATCATTTCTGCTTTGATTTCTTTAATGTCAGAGCGAACTTCTTTTATCTCTTCAAATAATCTAGTGCGCCATTCTTGTTCATTATTCATTTACATCCCTTCTTCAACCTCAATAGTCAATGAATAGCGGTTAAAATAGTTGTTCGTTATCGTGGGAATGGAACTTAAATAAACCAAACCACTAAAACGCCTATTGTCATTTATCATGTTATCAGAACCAAGCTCAATAAAGAACGGATAAGTTAAACCTTTTGAGTCGTAAATTTCAAAAAGTTGATCGAGTTGGTCTTTGTTGAGTAGATTTATAGAGATGGAGAGTCTTTTTTGTCTTGAGATTATATCAACGAACTTCTGGGCATAACGGTTCTCAACTACCTTAGATAAGTCTTCACTCTTATAAGTCCAGTTATAAGATGGGCTTCTATCAAGGTCTATCGCTTGACCGATAAATAACTTTGAGATTTCACAAAATGAAGCTGAAGATGTGAAAACTACCCTGGCATAGCGGTAAGTCTGCGCTGTGAAGTTAGCTTTTCCTTGATTAAATTTAGAACTTAAACTGATGACTTGACTGAAAGCTGGTGAACCCCACGAGTTAGAGCTGTTTAGTTCTAAAGTTAGTGAGTTAATTCCTAGACCAGTTTGAGAGTTACCTACTATGAAGAGAGAATCAATTGTTTTAGCTGAGCCAAAGTCAAAGACAATGTTCCCACTGTTGGCCGTTGTTCTAAATACTTTTGTTCGTCTTGAGTCGCTCAGGTTAGAAAGAGGAAAACTAGCATTTACTGTGCTAGGTGTTCCTACTGTGGCGGTTGCTGTGACTAAATTATCGTTAAAGAATTTTAAGCAGCTCATGTTAATTTGAATCCTTGTCTGACTTGATCTCTAACAGCATAGGCAATATTCCTACCATCTATTTGAATGACTATGTTTCCACCCACTGCGCCATTATTAATTGAATTGAAAAGCTGCTCTTGTTGTGAAGCGTTTAGAACCATTTCTCCGTCCCTAACAGATGCCATTCTGTTGTCTGCTCCTGATGTTGCACCGATAATGCCACCCTGAGCGAAGCCTTGGACACCTGCTATTCTAGCCGCCTGTTGTGCCATTGCGGCCGCAGCGATACCACCAAAGACTGCACCAAGTACGGGGCCCCCTGTTCTAGTTCCAAACTCATACGAATTGCCTATAGCAAGTGGTGTTTTTTCTGCTAATTGTTGCAAAGCAAAAGCCTTTCCAATTGCTGCCATAGTTCTATTTTTTGAATTGCTTAAAGAAATAGCTGCATCATAAAAGTCTGTTTCTTGTTTTAATTGCTCATCCTTAATTTCTTTATCTGTTTTTTGTTTTGTCTTCTCGTTAGCGATTCTTTTTATAAGCTCTGATTTTTGTATTGCTGTTGCTTTTTCTTCTTGAGTTTTAAGTAATGCTGCTCTGTCTACTGCACTTTGGTATTCTAGTTCGGTCTTTGCATATTCAAAATCTGCAAGTCTTTGAAGTTGTTCTTCTCTGCTTGTAAATATGCTTTCATTTTTTAAAGCTTCTTGTTCTAACCTTCCTTGTTCTTGAAGTAGTGCAAATTGACCTTCAAGCTCACTAATTTGGATTTGTCTTTCTTTGATAGCATTAAGCTCTTCGGTTGTTTGCTCTCTAATCTTTTCAGCTTTTGCCTGTGGTGACTTAGCTTCTTCCGCTGCAATTTGTTGCTGAGAAGTTTGGATAACATTAAATAATTTTTGAGCTTCGGCGGTTAATGCCTTTACTCTTGTTTCAGCAAATTGAATATCCGCTGTAGAAACAAGCCCCTTATTTTGCCCTTGCCCATTTATAATAGCCTGTTGTTTTTCGATTTCTACTGTTAAGTCAGCATATTGAGAAGCTAGTGAGTTGACCTTATTCTCAGAATCAACGAAGCCTTTATTATTCGCTTCATTGACTGCTTTATATTCTGAGACTGCCTGTACTGCGCTATTAATTGAATCGGTTAAAAACTTAAAAGCGCCTTGAACAAACTCGGATTGAGTAACAACATCACCGACAATTTCTTGTAGTTCTCCAAATGAGTTTTTAAGAGCTACTAAACTTCCTTCATAGGTATTTAATTGCGCCTGAGCTGACCCACCAAATTTCTGATTAACTAGATCAATAGCTGCGCCAGAATTAAGAGCTTCCTGAGATAGGCTTTTAAGTTCTGGAATTGCAGCTTTAAGACCTTTTCCAACTAATCCGTTTAAGCTTTTTGATAATATCTCGACGTTTTGCTCTAGTGTTCCACCGATAGACGCCGAAAGATTCGCTGCACCTTGTACAAGGTTTTTAGCTTGCTCATTAGTAGCACCAAATGATTTAGCTAATGCCAACTGATTAAGAACAACTTCGTCCGCATATACTGATGTTTTTTGTAACTCACCAGCGAATGCAGAAAAGTCTTCTATTGCTGCATTACTAAACTCGCCCGTGTTTCTTAGGGCTTGACCTAATCTGTTGAGCGCAGCTTCTTGCTCCGCTGATGCTTTAATTGAATCAAAGATAAAATCATTTACTGAACCAATAGCACGACCTAAAGCATCGAAGCCTTTAAGTGCAACACCACCGGCAAATGTTCCGGCCGCAACAGTAAGGGCAGAACCAAGTGATTTAGCTTTCTTCTCGTTTTGTTCGAGAGCAACACCTAGTTTATCCTCAATGACTTTTAAACGAAACTCAATGCTTTCTGCCACCGATTGCCTCTTTTATCCATGAGTAGAGCATCATTTTACTGAAACTCAAATCGTTAGGGCCGTAATTTATTCCAAGGTCTTTAGATGATGTAAAATAAGAGTATTCAAAAACATCCCTTACAACTTCTATGATGAGATTGGCCTTAGTCTCATCACCATCCAAAAGATCGGTTAGTTCTTCTTTACTTAATCCATTCCTGAAAGCATTAACGCCATCAGGAATTAAGTCTTTTTTACTAAAACACCCGTCACATCATCGAAAATTTCTTGTGCAATTTCAGACAATGGGTGAAACATATTTTCCTTATCGGAGATAAGCTCTTCCCATGACTGGTATCCGCAAGACTTGTAATCGATTAAAGAATCCATTTTATTAATGAACTTGCCTTTAATTCTAAAAAGGTCTCCGCCAGTTTTGATTGTTTCAATCATACTAAGGAATTCGAAACCCTCTATCACATTAGGCATCCGATATTTCAGAATGCCCTTTGGTGTGTTCTTCTCTTTCAAAAAAACCTCTTAAATAAAGTTTACGTAAACGTCTTTTTCTGTAGCTGTCACATAACCTTCGAGAGTGAAATTTACTTGTAAGAATGACTCACCTGAAGTTGTGAAAGCTGAGACAGTTGCTTTTTGCATATACACGTTGAAACATTTTCCGCCCACAAAGTTACCGCCTGATTTAGGCCCGCAAGTCATCGCTGCAGAAATACCTTCATTCTTAAGTAGTGCGCTAAGAAGCTCAACATCATACTTCTTAAGTGTAGCAGCAACTTCCATCGTTACAGTTCTACCAGTAGCAATCTTCTCCTTGACACCAGTTTCTTCGCACACACAATTAACGTCCTCAACTTCTTTCGAGATTGTGACACTTACCGATTGAGCGCAAATACAAAGGTTATCTTCTTGAGTACCAATGTTAAGTTCTGCGCCCTTTACAACGATTGCATCTGTTGAGTCGTAAGAAGGAGTGATAGAAGATGAATAGACCTGAGCATTGTCAGAGGTATAAGATACTGCACCAGTATCGTTGGCAGTTGTAACGAAGCCAAGTTTTGCACCGATAGAGTTAGCTGAGTTTGCACCAGTCAACCATAGAAGACTCAAAACAGTTGAACCTGATGCGATTGTGAATTTACCAGTAGTATTTGAATAACTAACTGTGTAAGTCTCAGTTGATGCAACAGTTAAAGCAGCATTAAGAGCTTCAGCAAGTTCGATAGGTGACTTATAAGTTTTTTCCTCAACAGATACAGCAAAAGTACCAGTATCATCAGTTACGTCTAAAAACTTAGAAGTAGCCGTGATTGTAATAGGATTGTAGAAATATTTTGTTCCTGCGAAAGAAAATTCTACATTACCAAGACCCTTAGCACCCATTGTAATAGCAGCTTCAGTTACAGTGTTTCCTGCGCTTGCTTCGATAGCGTAATCATTTCCAAGGTATTTAGTGATCGAAAAAGTAGGATGACCACTTGAGGCAGGTGAATAAAGACAAGCTTTACCAAGTTTTGTTCCTAGTGCAGGCGCAGAATTAAGGTTGAAAGCCAATGTTAAATTATCACCTGAAATAGAAGCAATATTTGCAACTTCAAAACCACCATTCTTTTTAACAAGTAGTGCCTGACCTTGCCTAAAGTTTGCACCTAAACCAGTTCCAACTCTAACAATTGAAACTGTTGATGAAGCTGCGGCCGATTGCTCAGTAGCAACAACATATTTAGAACCAAGTAATGATTCAAAGAATAGACCTATTTGAGGCTCTTGACCCTCGATTCCAGAGTGACGAAGATAGGCAGGATTGGACCCTGTAGTAGCTTCTCCGACATTGATCTTTTTAGAAATACCAATGTCACCAACCAATTCTTCATTATCAACTAGCTCTGGTTCTAGTGCTAGTTCCGCACCTGGGCGAATAGCTATGAAGTCAGTCCCAACAGAAGGTGCAACATAAACCCCTGCGGTTGTTTCTTTTTTGACTGCCTGAATTGTGGCCTTTGCCTGTCCTACTGCCATAAAATATTCTCCTAAATTGTAGTGCTCGTTATTATGCTAAATGTTATCTCACAAAAAAGATATTTTTTTTCATCACTGACTAAAGACTGAAGACCGCCAACTTCGTCAATCTCAATAAGGTCAATGTTCTCAATGTTATCAAGATTGTCCGACTTATAAAGTCTTTCTAGCATCTTTTGTTGATCGTTAAGTAAGTTAATGGTTACTGAGTCAAAACCATCTTCTTTATTAACTAGTCCAACCATTTGACGCATTAAGGTAAATGTAAATGATCTTTTTAGCGATAAGTTACAAAGATCAAGTTCTTCTCTGTTTGCTCCATTGGTTCTTATTCCCCATGAGTCTTTTTTGACCACATCAGGATTCTCTTCTAGGGAATAAGGGTTTGGAAGTCTCTGCTTAGAAGCATAAAGATCATTGCATACGCTTAGAATAGAGTTATAAGCTGACTCAATCTTAGTCATCGTGATAACCACCCTTGTCTATAACCAACGTCAACTTCATCAAGTACACCGTTATTATTTTGATCTACAAGGAAAGCTGATAAGTCCATGCGCTTGTCGTATTCATAACGAGCTTTTTTAGCGTCATCAATATAATCTCGACCAAAAGCATTAAATAGAATCTCGGCAACTTTACAAACAGACGCAGGAAGTAGAACATCTCTATCTAAGATTTGTTCTTTCCCTATGATAATTCCCTTACGTTTCATGTCTTGAATGATAAGGTCAGCGGCTTTAACGTGTTGTTCTTCCCATGTTGTCTTCCCTACTTCAAAACCAGATAAAAAGTTTTGGTCATTAAAGACAGGATATTCTGAGAATAGATCAACATCATCAGAAAATTTATAGCCTAAATAGTTAAACTCGATCTGTGGTGTTAGAGTTCCAGTGAATTTAATTCTAGTCCAGTATTTATCATAAACAGTTATATTCTCAAGTCCGATAATTCCACTAGCTCCATCAGTATCAGAACGAAGCCATGAAACGTCTTTATTTGGTGTAAAATCAACGAATCCAGAATGACTTAATCCGTCAGTGTAGTCATTAAGATTAACAACAGGTGCCCAATTAGTGCTAGTCCAATAATCAACTTGCATAGAAGCGGAGGCCGCATTTTTTTGATCTCCTAACTTAATGTAAAAGTGATTCATAGGAAAGTCTGATGCTATGTAAATATAATTAGAGCTAGTAAGCGTGATCAGGTAAGTATCAGCACCGAACCTTGAAAGCTGTTGAGTAATTTCTTTAATTCCTGAAACGTCTTTAAAAAAGATTCTCATCATTCACCTTCTATTGGTTGTACTGGTTCTGGTTCCGGTTCTGGTGTTGGTTCTGGTTCTGATATTGGTTGTGATTGTGGAACAGGTCTTGTAGGTCGTGGAGCTGGCTGTGGCTTAGGTTTTTCAGGAACAGGACTAGAATAGATTAACTTTCTTCCAGTAGGAATTAATTCTTCGATTCTGTGATATGAAGGGGAGTCCTCTGCAATCTTATCTAAGCATTCTTGCATAGTTTCGAATTGACCTATTTCTGATGCGTTCTTAATTTTGTAATCAATAACTTCAAAATAAATTAAACTTATCATAATGCCATCCCTTTAATCGTAATATCTTGCATTGTAATTCCTGACCCTGCGGACGTAACTCTCGCCCTAACGTATGACCATAGTTCATTAGCTTTATTCACTCTAACAGTTCCATTAATCGTTGATATGGTGATAGGACTTGGCCACCAATTTATTTGGTCGTGTGAAAATTCTACGGTAATTGTTGCCGGTGAGGTCTGAGCAGAATTTCTTATTGAGATATGAAAATCTTTAACACTAGAACAATCAATAATTGGCGTAGTCGAGTTTAATGTGTTTGGGTTAAAACTTTTTGTGGAAAATTTAATAATGCTTGTAGGTTCTTTGTTTGAATAAACTGTAGTTGTTGTGACGGTAATGCTTGACCCGGCCGCAGGTTCAACATGAAGTTGTATGTAATTGCTAGGGATAGACAAGATAGGAGAAGAATACACACCTACTTGAACAATGGGCCCGATCGTGTATTTATAATGATATGTAACTCCCTGATCGGGACTATCATAAACATATATATAGGCCGAACCAGTGAGGGTTGAGACGTTTGCACTTACAGTTATACAATCGCCGCCAAATGCTTGAAGGTATTCAAAGCTCGAAGTAGTGTATGTACCACCAAAACTCGAAGAATAATTTTGATTATCTTTAAAAATTGTTAAAGGATTAGCATTTGAATTAATATCAACGTTTCCACTTACCTCTACTGGATTGTTGATATTGTCAATAAAACCACCACCAATGATAATTGGACTATCGATAGACCCTATGTAACCACCGTCGAGTGTGACAGAACCGGAAGAAACAGAAACGGTACCTCCTGAGATACTTGATACCCCAACAGTCCCCGTTACTGCAACAGCCCCTGACACGCCAACCACACCGGACACTGGAATACCTTTTGATGAGTCACCAGAACCGTTTGAAGATACTTCTATTGTATGTCTTAAGAAATCATTAAGACGTACCATATGCACACGAAAGTCAGTTCGTTTTAAGATACCACCACCACAGTTTGTAGGCGCAATGTCTGGCCCTACAGAGTCCACAACGACAATTGAACCGTTAATTCTTGCAACTTTATACGCACCATCATATAGACCCATTGAACCTGCGTCACAACCATAGAGATGAATTGTCTCTCCTGAAGTAAGTGCTGATGGATTGCTTGCTAGGGTAATTTGAAGGGCATTACTAGTTCTAGTTATACTTTGAACCGATGGAAAGCTTACCCCCGGTATAATTCCATTAGCATCACATAAACCTACATAGCCTCCGGCGCTAGTGCCTGTAGTGGTTGTACCAATGAAAGCTGTGAAAGTAGTGGCGTTTGGAACCGATTGAACGTTCATCGTTGTTGCGTTAGGAAAATTAAGTGTGTCACGAATACCGTTTATTACAATTCGGCTAGCATTAACTGCAAGGTTGTGAGGAACGTCAGTTACGAAGGTTGCTACCGTTGAACCCGTTTTAGTTGCTGATACAATTCTAGCGATCGGTCTTGGAAGTCTTGCGTGGTTTTTGGCTTTAATGAATATTTTATATTTTTTAGACTCGTCTGGATAACCTTGCGTAAATCTAACAGGTGTCTGCGGAGAAGCTATTGAGTCTGCCGATCTACTGACAGCAACAATGTCATCAGGTGAAGCCTGTAGCTCAATTATATTATTAGACAAGAAAGAGTCAGTAAAACTAGATGAACCTTGTGGTGATGCATTTGACGAAGCAGTAGTCATGCTTGCAAATCTTACGCTTTGACCACTTCGACGAGAAGCTATGGTCATATTACTCGCATTCGTGGTGTCTCCAGTGTGCAGGAAACAACCGTTAGAGGCATCATCTAACTGGTCTACAAATTTTATAAAACCGTTGCAGTTATATGTTGCATTTGGTAGCGCTATAGCAACGCTAATGCTAAATTGAGAAACTACTCCAACAAATACAGGCCCCACGTTTAAAGCTGAAATCGTATTGCCATAAAGAACAACACGATCATTACCTACGAAGTTATGTGGTGCTGCGAAAGTAATTGTCGCTATGTTTGAAGTGATTGACAGAGTTGCCGGAAGGGCCACATCCGCTTTAGGTGGATTGTATTCAATATTTCCATTGGCATCACAACCGACGAATCCGAAAGAAAATTCTTGACCTGAAAATCTTTGAGAAGCAGAGTAAGAAACTCCAAGAGCCGAGGGAATGTCAAATGTCCCTTTAGATATAAGCCTGTATTCAGAATTTAATTCAAAAGGAGATAAAGATATTTTTAAGTAAGACGAACCGCTAGAGTTACCGCCTTTCTCAACGAATGAATCGGCTTTATTTGCCCATACTTCATCCCAAACTAATGCGCTTGGAGTAGGACTAGAAAAGTTATCACTTAGCCTATTGGTTGAGTTACCAACCGCCGCACCGCCAGAAAAAGTCGCAAGCTGTGGTACTTCTTTACCATTTTTATCGATTAAAATAGGTTCAACAGTTATGGCAGAATTATCTTCATAGATAACCTGAAGCACATCTCCTGAACTCATGCCAGTAGTATTAAAAAACAGAGTGACCGTAGTTCCTACGACGTTAGTGTATCTTAAAGATTGTGAACCAGTAGCGTAGATGACCACACCCCTAGTCTGGTTAATGATCGAGACAAGGTTTTTAACATTGAACCCTGTAATGCCTGAAAGGTTTACAGTTCCTACACCAGAAGCTCCTGGGGTAAATGTATATGTCGGAGTTATAAACTTTTTCATTATGTCACCTTATCCAAAGATTAAAGCGTTTACGATTGATTCAGAGTTATTAATTGCACCTAGATTATTTCGTGCAGTATCCACATTTGCAACATCAGAGAGGTTATTAATGGCAAGTAAGTCACCGTTGCCGTTATTAGTCCATTGAGTATCATAGTTAGCATTTGAAGCCTTTACTAAAACCTGGCCAGTTAAACCACCAGACGGAACGCCTTCACCAGCTTCGCCTTTATTTATAACAATAACTCTAGGCGAAGCTTCCTGAACGACAATAATCTTTGAAGTTTCTTCAGTGACTACTATGTTCATATCTTTGTTACCTCTGGGTAAACATCAATTACACCACGCACCAAAGTCCAAATTGATAAATCTGGTTTAGTTATCTCAACATCATAATAATATTTTGCTGATTGGGCATTTTGAATAACAAAGAAAGCTCGCATTGCTTCAGGTGTTGCGTTTAAGTATATAGTGTTTCCGACAACAGTTGTCGTTAATGTTAATGCTTGAGTTGAGTTATAACTTAATCTTATTTGCGATTTAATTGTATGACCAGTAAAGCTGTATGGTGAAGTTTGAGCTTCATCATTCCACACTGTGAATGGTTGCTTTAAAGTTTGTCCGATATAAAGTGAAAAGTTGTATTCGGCAGGTGTTGTCATATTTTACCCAAAAATTAAAGCGTTAATAAGTGATTTATCGTCCATGTTCTTCCATAAACTAGATGATGACTCATAATATAGAAGCTGTCCATCTTGAGGGGATACTATCCTTACGTTATGAAGTTCATCTAGCTCAAAACCATTAACGATAGTTACTTCGATTCTTCCCTGTGTTGGATGGGAGCGTGTTGCCATTCCAAGAAAGACCATGTGATCAGGAGCTTGAGGTTTTGTAGTTGTTATTCCACCCTGAACAGTTGGAGAAAGATATAATGAAACACCTACAGGGATAGCCTGAGTATCTAAACCTTGAATTAATCCAGCGTGAACAACCACACCAATTGAGTTATTGGGAATATCATACTGAACTATTCCATACGCTCTTGATGATGTTGCTTCAGGGTTTGCCTGAGCAAGTGCAATAGTTGGAAGGTTACCATGAGAACCATTGAGGTAAATCACTTTACCTTTTTGGATCGTAGCACCTGATTGATTCCATACTTGAGTAATAAGAGCGTCTGGTGTAGTAACCCAATCAAGATTTGATGTGAATGGGTTAAAAACTAACCTCATAAACGTCTTACCCTAGACAGTTCGAGCTTGGAAATATTTGTGTAGGTGACTTCTATTTGGGCCTGTAAAACAGTGCTCTTGTAGTATGAATAAACTTCAGTTTCATTAGTTGGATATGTTACTTGAATGTCATCGTAAGAAATACCCTCTATGAGGCCAGTATCTCCCTCGATTGAAACTGCAACTTTAGAAAGATCATTTGCTGACCCTCTAAACTTGTCGAATTCCCTATCCCTGATCGATTCCTTCACTCATTACCCTCTTTGTTTCTTTGTCGATAATAGAGGATGCATCAAACTCAAACCAAGCGAACCAGAATGACCCATCGTGAATAATTCTATAGTCGTGATAAGAGTTAGTCTTAAGATTGTTCTTAATCATTAAGACTTTTAAACCTTCAGGTGTTTTAGCTTTTAAATAATCTTTGCAGTCTGATGGTTTTTTCATAAAAAAAGGCCAGAGTATTACTACCCTGACCTTCCTTGATTATTAATCTAATTAGTCGTTAAGACCGATGATAAGTGGAGACTTACCAGCAGCAGCACCTTTAAGACCTTGATGTAATGCACACACACCGAAGTACTGGTCAACAGCTGCACGCTTAGCACCAACACCAAGCTCGATGAAAGATTCTTCACCATAAGCAGCTTCTTTTTGGAAACCAACTGCGATAGCTGATTTTTCCATCATGAAAAGCTGTTTATCAGCAAGACCATTATGGATATAAACAGGCATACCTAAAATTTTACCAACGAGGCCAGAAGGAATCGTAGCCTGTCCAAAAACTGAAGCATCTTTGAACTCTGTAAGAGTCATTAATGCAGCTTCCTGAGCTGGTGAAGCAACGATAACACAATTAGCAAGAATAGCATCAGCCTTAAGTAGATTCTGTCTCATTGTGATAAGGTTAGCGTAAGTTACGTTTACGTCAGTACCTACGTTAATGAAAGAAGCTGAAGAAGCAACAATCTTGGCAATGATTTGAGAATCAACATAGCGACCCATAGCCTGAGAAGCGAATTTAATTGACTCAAGTTGTGCATCGATAGACGTTTGCTTAGCTGTGAAGCTGTCCACCGCCCATGAGACGTAGGCATTGACATCGAGTGCTAAAGTATCTGTGCTAGCCGTTAATGCTTGTGTCTCACCTTTAACACCTTCAGAACGATTGCCAACTGTGAAAGAAGTAAGCTTTGGAAACTTGATTTCCTTAAGACCCGGAAGGGCGAAAGAAGAAACATCAGTTACTAGTCCACGGAGAACAGCTGCGAAAGCAAGTTCTCTCTGAACAAGGTTAGAGATAAGGGTTGCCTTGGTACTTCCAAGTTCTGTATTCCCCATGTAAGCGTCTGCCATAAAATTCTCCTATTAAGTTAAAGAACCAATTTTTTTAAGTTCATTCATAATTTCTTCAGTCGAAAGTTTATCAATTGGCTTAGAAATTGAGTTACCACTTTTTGCAGCTTCGTTTGGCATTCTAGCACCTGAGTTAAATTCAACTAATACAGGATGCGTTTTAACAAACTCAGCAACAACAGACTTCACCGACTCTTCGTCAACTCGTCTTGTCTCTGGATTAATCACGATCTTCTCAAATGGGACGAACGTTGCATAATCTTGAGACTTGAGTTTACCACCTAAATGTTTCTCAAATTCTTGATACTTTAAACCATTAACAATTTGTTCCTGCGTTTCAGTGTAAAGTGACTTTAACTTTTCAGCTTCGGCCGCTTTAGCTTCTGCTAACGCTTTCCACTCGTTCTGCTCACGAAGTTTATTTTCATGAGTCTTCGCCTTTTCTTCTTCTAATGCTGAAAGCCTTTCCTTAAGCTTCTTTGCTTCAGACAAGACACGACGATAAGTGTCATAACTAACTTTGTCATTGGTTTCTTTCTCAGATTGTCCACTGGACTCTTGAGTTGAGGCACTGCCTACATTTTCGGTACTCATACTTATCATTCTCCTTGATATAACGCCTGTCAAATTATTTTTTAACGAGGCCCGTCAGACTTTCTTACCTAATATGCTTTTCAAAGATTCTTTCAAAACATTGGCCGTAAACTTCTCTAGTTCTGCCTTTTCTTGATCGTTTAACGCAAGAAACTCTCTTCCTGCATCCTCAACGAACTTACGAACATCTTCATTCGTTAGTCGTGACTTCATCTCTGATTTCTTCTTTGTAACTTTAACACTTATTAACTCTTCACCACCTAGACCTTCCTCACGATTCTTTGAGTTGACCTTGATAAAGAACCTTGTTCCCACTACTCGGTAATAGAGAGCTTCTAATAATTGCCCTGTAGCCGTTAGGTTAGACTTAGCTGGTGAAGTGTCTTCGGCTAAGAAGGCTGCCCATCTTCTTCTAAATGCTATGTAAGAAGCGCTTAAACCTTTCAAACTGCTTTTAGTTCCTAGCCCTGCCTTGGTTCTCTTAACAACTTCTTTAAGTGTTCTCTCGGCTGCTTTTTTAGTTGCTTCATTAAGACCTTTCTTAATTTCTGCTTTATACTTCTCTTTAAATTTTCTGATCTTTTCTTCTGGTGTCATCCGAACTCTTCTTCTAAAAGTTTATCTAAGATTGACTCAGAGTCAAATGGGTCTACTTCTTTAGCTTGTTTTATGACTTCGGTTTTGCTTAGAGTGTCTTCATCATCTAATTGAATATCTTCCTCTATTGCAGCGATAAGAATATCCAACTCGTCTTTTGGTAAACCTAAAAAGTCTCTAGCTTTTTTTCTGTTTGGCTCTTTTCCGTAAGAGCCGATGCGATTACCCTCAACCTTTCCTGCTAATTCGTCTGATGGGTCTTTATAACCGATCACAATCTTACCAGCGGAATGATCTACAAGTTCTAATTCATCTAGCATTTCACCAGACAAAATAAGATCAACATCGCTAACACCTACACCTTTAGAGTTGGCGTAAGGTATTTCGTACTTGGGAAACTTCTTATTATTCTTATCAAGACCATTAGCACTACGAGTTATAATATGCTCAATAACAATTCGAGCAATCTTGACCCGATCTTTTGGCTTAATAGACTTAGGTATCTTTAAAACTTCCCTAGTATATTTATTTGCCATTAAATAATTGACCTATTCCCTTCCACTTCTTGAATTTCATCTTCGTCATAATCAGGGTGAAGTCTCTTGATAGCTTGCTTCATAGTCATAGTCCCAAGCTCTAATTCGGCTTTAATTTCGGCAATTTCTTCCTGTCTTGATTTCATTGGCATAGGTCTTTCAAACTCAACATAAATTTCTAAGTCAGCTGATTCAGGAATAAGACCAGGAACACTAGAAGGATTAACTAGCCCCGACCTAATCCAATAATTATGGATTGCTGGGAGTTTGATATTCCATAATTCTTGTTCATCTTTGACAAACCATTCTTGAGATTTTTTTCTAATCTCATATACGTCTAGCTCATCAATGACCTTAGCGATGCCTGAAGCTGTACTATTGCCTTGCAATGAAGCCATTGAACCGACTCTTACACCTTTAGTCTCTAACCATAGTGTGAAGATTGTCGTAACAAACTCGACCACTTTTTGAGTATCCGCTTCAGGTTTAATTGTTCCTACCTGTGGAGTCTTATCACTTTCACGATCTGACTTAAGTGACCAGATAACATTTGGCCCGATCTTGGCATTATCGAAAGACACGTCAATACCGTACATGATCGAGAAAGCTTGGTAGAACTGGCACCCTGCTGCATCACTTAGCATCACTGAAATTGCTTTAGTAACTCTAAGCATATCAGAGTCAAGAACTGGTAAAAGTCTATTCTTCTGACGCTTCCCATATACGAACGGAATAGTGCCAATAACATTCACACCTTGATTCTCGATAAGGTATTCACTTGCCTCTAGCCCATTCATATAGAAGGCATCGAACTCGGTGTCAGTGTAAACGTGAAGAAGCATAGAGTCATCATCATCCCCACGCTTGCCCATGAATTTAATAAACACTGTTTCTTCTTCAGGGTTAACTAATGAGTCAGACATAACTAGAAACGAATTAAAAGGAAGCTCTCTGATTGCGGGTTTACCGTTTTTATCAATGTACGGCTCCCATGCGTAACCTTTAAATAGGTTCGAATAGGCATCAGCAATCTGACCAGACTGGTTGATGTTTAATGCGCTTGAATAGTAATCAACAAACTCCTGACTTCTTTCATACTCTGAAGTTCTTTTTGGAGCTTTTGAGTAAGTAGCGGATACCTTGTCTACATATCTTTGAAGGATATTGACAGGAAGAATTCTATCTCTAATCGAGTTGTAGTAGTTAGCTGATAGTGAGTTTTTTAGGATAACATCAATATACGGGAGAAGGTTTCCTTCATAAATATCTAGTGCTTCAGTGTTAAGCTCGATAAATTGTTTATTCTGTCTTACGTATTCAATAATCTCGTTGCGCCTATCCTTAAGCATATTAGTCCTATAGTTGAATTGTTGATGTATTCCTATTCAAGTAAAGCGAGAATTCATAGTCAATAAAATAGTCTAACGTATCTGATGCGTGTGTCAACTTTCCATCTTTGTCTTTGATCTTCTCAAAGGTAAGTTTTGATTGTTCCACCTGCTCAAGGTCTTTTATTAAAACTTTGCACTTAGGAGATATTATTATTTCCCCACGGTCAATCTTCCCATTAACGAGAAGCTGCCTTTCTCTAAAGCGTGGGTTTTGAGATTTAAATCTAATATTGTTGGCCTGAAAGCCTGCCTGAATTAATACCTGATAATCTGAAGCACCTGATGTTTTCCTATTCTTACCACTAGCGTCAATGGTTAGCACAACACCTTTGCCATATCGCTTTTGTATTTCTATGGCGGCTTGCATAGTGTCCGAGTTTCCCAATAATTCGAACTCATCAAAGAAGTAAATCGTTGGCCCTAGCTTGTAGGCAAATGTACAGGTCATTCTTCCTACGTTAAAATCTAGGTTAGCGTAAACTTGAGTCGATCTAGGAATATCTGCTATATCGCTAACGTGTTTAGTTCTATCAAAAGAGTAATAGAATAAATCGCCACTCAACTTAATGATCTTTCCTTCCTTGAATACCTGTAAAGCTTTCTTATCGAGCATATATTCAAGAGTCGAAACATATTGTTGATCTATATGGGCATTTTCTGAAGTGTCGCCAAAGACTATTTTGAACTTACCCGGATTCTTTGCTTCCTGTTCGTTCATCATGTTTACATAATCCATTAACCATCCATGACGGTCTTCTGGTGTTCCGGCAAGGATTTTTTGCTTAAATGGCGAGTCTGTTCTTATCCTTCGAATGAATTGATTTATCCTATCCCATTGGCAAAGTGAAAACTCGTTTACACCACCATAACCTAAGTTAGGGCCAGCAATTTCGTTTTCTGCGGTAAATATGTAAAGTGGTTTATTATTCCAAATAAAGGTATAAGTCTTATCCTGAGCGTTGTAATCCCAAATCTTTCCTTTGGGTATTCCAGACTTTTCGAATATGTCCTGAAATGTTGGGTAAATATCTTTCTTAAACATTGCATACGATGGGCAAAGTAAGCCACCAGCATGACCTTTGTTTAACTTTGAAAGCTTAATTAGTTTCATGCATAGGTTGTATGACTTACCACTTCCAAGTCCTGCACTATGTAGAATTGTTTCCGTTACATCATCGTCAAACACAGGCTTCTGTGATGGGAGTGGAGTATATTTAATCTTTAGATTCAAACTCAAGATTAACATCTCCAATTTCGTGAGTTACTTTATCCCTTAAATCTGTGACATTGACCGCTAAGAATTTGGTAAAAGCTGCGTTGTAGTTGCCTTTTGTTCCATGCTCAATCAAAAAATCTTTCTGAATGTCCTTACAAATCTTATATGCACCGAAAAACTTTTCATGTTTCTTGCACCAGTTTCTCAATGTGTCGTGTTCAACACCAAGCTTTCTTGCAAATCTTTCAAAGGTAGGCATTGAATTTGGAACCTCTTCCTCAATAACAACCTTTCTTCCACCTGATGCAATTTCTTTCTTTTTTACTATGTATAAAGGTTGGTCAAAGAACTCAACAATCAATTCACAATACTCTTCTTTATAGTCAGTTGGTCTTGCCATTATTCATCCACCCGAATAAATGCAACAGTAAATACTCGCTTATCAATTAAATAAGACTGCATAAGTTTATTAATTACTTCTATTTCGCTTGGATTTGCTTCTATTGTGATGCTGACTGAACCGTCAACACGAGTTTTAATTGCGCTAAGAATAGCGTTAATTGCACCAATTTCTTCCATAAATAAACCTCAATCCACTGGATTCTGGTTGCGAGTCACCGACTCTTATTCTCAGACTAAGTAATCTTTACATGGTTCGTCAATAGGGTTTATTCTATAAAAATGAAGAATATTATAGTTTTTATTCTATCAATGCCAGTTTTCTATCCTAATGATTATCTATTACAGGCTATTTATTCCGATTACAGTATAAAAGAAGAAAATACTAATTCCAGTATAGAATCAAGTTATTCAGAAAGTTATGAAGGATCGGAAGCTGAAGCCCATCATTGGGAATTAGGCACACCCGACAACATACCAGAGACAATTATTATTTATTCGGATGAGCCTAGTCCTTGTGAACTATAAATTAATTTTTTAATCTATTAAATTTCTTACTGTTAATAGTTCTATTTAATGTTTTTTCATTAATGTATTTTTGGCAAACTGAATATCCATCTCCAATCCTTTCAAACTCAGTTATAACTATTCTATCATTAGACAGGTCAGCTTTATTCTTAGCCTCAAAATCAGCTTTTAGATAAGCTTCTTTTTTTGAAAATGTTTCTAAAATTATTAAATCATTGTTTTCATGTCTTTTTGTTACCAAATAAACTTTTTTACGATTTAATAATCCTTTTCCGATTGTTTCAGAAAAACTAACTTTTAACATAATTACTCCTTACTATAAATCCATTTTCCCATTGTAAATTCCCAGCCATTTTTTACTAACCAGTTATGAATTGCCACATATTTTTTTGCCATCGTAACCAATCCGATCTTATGAATCGTTGTGTGACAACAAGCGCACAATGGCATTAGATTATGTTCCTCATCTGTTCCGCCTGACTTCCTAGTTTTAACATGATGGAAACAAACAAAACCATCTTTAGACTCTCCGCATACTATACAAGGCTTATCTGACTTGTAATTTTTCATAAGTTGCCTAAAAATGATGTTACTTATTTAACTGATAGCATTTTAAGGTAAGCCCCTCTTCCTTCTTTGTATTCTTTTTCATTGTTATACTTTTGAAATTCTTTATAAATATACCCTTTGTTTATCTCGCTGATTTTGCTAAGGGTTATTTTAAAATGCTTCGACAATTCTGTTTTTGTCATGTTTTTCATTGTCAGTATCGTCAAAATTTGAATTTCATCAAGTTTCCTTTTATTGCTTCTACCTAAAGGGTTTGGCCCAACACTTAAGACATTTTGGGCGTGTTCGTTTTCTTTAATTTTTTCTATTTGATTCATAAAATTTAATTAATTCTTAGCAATAAAGTTCTGAATGCCCATTCATCCAAGTTGAATATTTCTCACCTTCTGGAAGCCTATTAACCTTTTGAGGTTTCTTTCTATTTCTTCTAAAAGAAACAGTGACGAGGTTAGAAGCTGAAACATTGTTATCATCTGCGTCTTTATGCTCAAAATAATCCATTGCAGTTAGTTTTGAACCTTTCACATGAGCTTCATAAACTAACCTCGATACTGATAAGTTTCTGTGAATTCTATTTGTCTTGTAAATAACTACAGGGCCATTGGTTGAATAACCATGGTCTCTAATAAGATTTAGTCTTTTTCCTGTTTCTCTTACGTAAACTTCCCCACTATCTCCAACTAATAATTCAGGATTACTTGGTGACACTTTTAAATTCATTTCTCACCTACTTCTTTTAGTTCTTCTCTAGCTGTAGTAATGTTTAGAGCTAATAAAATTCTTGATGCCTGCTTATGAAATCCTTGCTTTGTGTTGATTGTATCAAGCTTTGCCTCCTCGGTTTTCTCATAGCTAATTAATTGCTTCAGAATGAATGATAGGTGACTCATCTTTTAAAACCTCTTTAATTAAATTGTTTTGATAATCCATGGCCATAGCTTCTATGACTTGTATAAAATCCATGTGAAGAACTTCAGATAATTTTCTAATCTTTTCTGGCGGTAGTAGGCATTTTCCAATTTCGATATTGCTAATAAATTGGCCGTGCTTTTGAGAATAACCAAGAGCTTTAGATAAACCTTGCTGAGATAATTTAAATTTGATTCGTCTTGTTTTGATTAGATTTGCTAAATGATTTGAGCGATTAATCATTTCATACCTCTTTGTTAGGCTTGTGATTAAAAGCTTACTTAACTAAATTGTAAAGGGTGTTTTCTTCTTTTTCTTTAAACCCTTTAAATATTTTCCATTGTTGTCTTACACCGTTATGAAATCTTTGCTTTGATAAGTAAATCTCTCCCATTGTAAATTTTTTAAGTTGCCATTCTCTAGCTAGTTCGGCTCTCCATCCTGCGATCTCACGCTGAATATTTTCTAACCTCACCCACTCGTCATAGGTAGGAAGATAACCAGTATTAATAAACAGAACGCTCACTTTAATGTTCTCTGTTGAGATAAAAGGTCTTCAGCAACACTCGCGCAAGTTTGAACCAGTATTTCTTGAAGGTCAGCATTAAGAATTAAATCAAGCCCTGTGGTGGTAAACGATGAATGAAAGCATTCGTGAAGGAGGGTATAAAATTGATCTTTAAGAGGGTATTGGTTATTTAATACGATGACCCTATCAGCACTATCCCATAGACCTTGTGGAGTATGTTCGAATTGAGGATATAGCTCTTTTATCTTGTCACCCGGTAAACATTTAATTGGGATTATGCGACCTAAAATTGTGATAGATTTTGGAAGTTTCTTCATACTTTTAATGATTGCATGAAGACTTAATTTGTAACTAAATTAATGACTGACTAAATCACTTAAAAAAGCTCTTTCTTAAGTCTTTATCAATAAGGTTTTCTTTAGCGGTAAAGGTCTTTGAACAATTATGACATCTAAAGACTTGAAACTTACCTTGTCGGGTATATCTAAAACCATCCTTGTAGAACTTAGTATGGCTACATGGACAGATAGTTCCAAGGAAGAAAGCTTGGAAGTTTATTGTTGGCTCCCACGGTGCAAGCTTATTGTATACCTGCTCAAGAACTTCAACGTCCATCTTGCAATAAGATTCCATTTCCTGAAATGCTTCTAAGTTATTTTTAAGACACTCCACCCACATATCCATACCGCTAAACCTTTTATGTTCTGACTTCTTAGAGTCACACTTAAGATATTCGGCCAGATAACTCAGCTTGTTAGAAGTGAAAGCAAAGTGCTTTCTAGCGATCTTTAATGTGTCGATATGAATGAAGTGGTTTAGTGGAGCTAGACCATGTTTGACGAACCTAGCATTAAGCTTTCTAAAATCAAATTTAACAGCATTATGACCGACTAGTACGTCAGCATCGGATAATAGCTTATGAACGCTTATAAGTAGTTTTTTGTCATCTTGGATGGGTGCTTCAGATCGCTGGTCAAAGTAATGAAACTCAGTCTCACCTTGATACTTAGCAGCAAAGGATAAAATAAACCAATCTTCGACTATTTGATTAAGGCCAATGTTTTGGTCAAAGAGTCCCCAAACGTAACTAGTTATAGGGGCAGTCTCAATATCGTAGAATAAAATCCTAGGAGGTCTTATTACTGGTTCAATTGGTTCGGTGGTTTGAGCGTGTCTATTTGGTTCTAAACCTGCAGCATTAACGATCTTAGAATATTTATATTTAGCGATTTGTCTTTTAGAAGCACCTGCATTTATGAATTCTGACTGAGTCGGAGTTCGTTCAAGCTCTTTAGCAAGTTCCTTTAATTGAACTACAAGATCATGAAACGTAACCTTAGTCATGATTAAATAGTTACAATCAATTCTAGTTAAGTCAAATTATGCAATGTTAAGCAATAGGCCGTTGGGTTTTACCCAATGGCCCAAATGCGACAGCATTTAATGAGGTGAACTGAAGATAAGTACGTTTTAGCCCATAGGTATCACTATTCTCTTTCTTAGTGGAGAAGTTAAAACCTACCTCACAGGATTATTTGTTGTTTCCCTGCTACTATGTCTCTCTCTTCAAGAGCGGATTAAACAAGACTACTCACAATCTTATAAATCTTTTTGGGCCTCACGCTTGGTTCTTTCTCGCTCGTTTACCAAGTACAGCTAGATTTCTCTATGCGCCTGTTTCTCTCGACACCTTATCACTAAGGGCAATTTTTCACGTTCCCATTATTTCTTATAAGAGTGCAAAATCGATCTGTAAAGTGTAACCCATTGATAATACTTAGTACGATATTAGTACAGTACGTTTATGGTACTTTGTATGAATTACAATAGCTTATTTACATGGTCAGAATTGTGCTATAATTAAGACCTACTAAACGAAAGAGGTACAAGATGAGCACTAGACTTCAAGGTTTAATGGATTATTTTAAAGACTTAGAAGATAACTATTCCACACAACAGATCATTTACGCTTTAGAGGATGGTTCTTTCTCAAATGAATGGTGTGATGAATCCGATCAAGAGGATATAGAATTTATACATGATTGTTACAGTACTAAATTAAAAAGAGAAGTATAAAATGAAGTTACTAGCTTTATTGCTACTTATTTCATGTGGCAAGAACACACCTCAAAGATGCTATTCAAGAGAAGAAGCTCTTAACTATTGCATTGCTACCAGGATCGCCCAAACTGGTGAGTCTAGTTATATGGCTAATGTCTATTGCGCCCCAAAATACCAAACAGATTTTTGTTATTCTTTGGGAGGTATTTAATGGAAACACGTTTTGCCATTGGTCAGGAAGTAATATTTGAGAAAGACAAAATTTGTTTTATGTTTGAAATAACAGAAATAAGAATAGACCATGAAGGCATTTGGTACGCTGGAGCTGATGAACATGGGCCAGTGGGTTGGTATCTTCAAAAGTTCTTAAGGTCACTATGAGCGAAATAATACGTTGCCCTGTTTGCCGTCAAGAGTATGAACTTATTTCAGCATTTTATAACGAAGAAGAAATTGTTAGTCAAACCCAATGCTCCTGTTATAAAAGGTTAAGAAGAGAAAAACTAGATAAGGCAATCGAAGAGGTTGTTAGAAAATTTTATATTAAATTAAAAGAGGTAAAGAATGAAAAATCTAAGTCAAGCACTCGTTAAATTCCATTCACAATTTAAACCGATTAAGAAAGACGCTCAAAACCCCTTCTTTAAGTCGGACTATTTAACCCTTTCAGGAATTCTAGACGCTGTTAGAAGCCCACTAGCATCTAATGGTTTCGCTATTGTTCAAACAATGAGAGTATCTGAAGCTTCGACCTTATTGGTCACTAAATTACTTCACGAAACTGGTGAAGAATTATCTTCTGAAATGGTTATGCCTGTTTTGCAAGACCCACAAAAGATGGGGTCTCTTATCACATATTACAAGCGTTACCAACTCCAGGCATTGCTTGGTATTTCAACTGCGGATGAAGATGACGATGGAAACTCAGTTTCTATTCCGCAATCTCAACCAGTAAAAGCACCGGTAAAAGAGGTTATAAAACCTACATTCCAAGTCGAGGGCATTGGTCAGCAAAGACCTATGTTAGGCGTTGCTTCTGATGCCCAAAAGAATGCTCTTAAGAAGATGGGAGTGAAGTTCTCGGACAATATTACGAAACAAGAAGCTAGTGATTTAATCGCTGAATCTAATAAAAGGGGCTAATAAATGACAAAACTTGTACAAGTTCAAGAAATAGAAAATGAAGGCATATTAAAACTCATGGGTAAAAGAGTTACTTTCTTTTGTTTAAATTACATTTATGTTGGGGAGTTAATAGGGATTAGTGATACGTGCGTGTTAATTAGTAATCCTGCTATTGTTTATGAAACTGGCGCATTTACTGAAGAGAAATACAGAGACGAACAAAGCCTAAATGTGCCTGAGTTTTTTATCCAGAAAAGCTGCATAGAAAGTTTTGGTATATTAAAGTGATTAGAAGAAAAAAGCAAAAATGGTCTTGGTTTCAGTCTTGGTCTAGGTCTGCGTCTGGGTCTTGGTCTTGGTCTAGGTCTGCGTCTGGGTCTTGGTCTAGGTTCAGGTTTCAGTCTAGGTCTTTTTAATAATAAAGGAAGATAAATGATTGCAGTGTCTAAAGCTACTTTACTAGGTGCGTGTTACGGAATGGAAATGAAACAGACTAAGAATGGTAAACCGTTTTTAAAGTTTGTTCTTCGTGTTTGGAGAGAGCATAAAGAGGGAAAAGATAAAGTTTGCTTTCTTCCTATAGTCGCCTATGCTCAGGCCGCTGAGATTCTTTATAAATATTTAGAGGACGGTAAGTTAGTTTACCTTGATTGTCAGATTGACACTTATAAAGATGACTCTAACATCGAGCGTTTCCAATTTATCGTTACTACGTTTTCATTTTTAGGCAACAAAGACGCAGCATAATATTAAACCAAAGGGGTATAAATGAGAACTTTGAGAGACCTATCCAAAGAAATTCAAGAAAAACCAAAACAAGTAAAAGAACTCTTGGCCAGCTTTAGAACAACATCGAGTGAGATAAGAGAATTTCTTTTCTCGCTTCATAGCGTCCCGGTTTATATTGTTCCGGCACTTATTGAAACATTTGCAGGAAAGCACCGAGAAAATGAACCAAAGACAATAGGTGATTTAATGTCATCAGATGTTCATGTTGGGACTATGTTTGTACTGGTAGAGGATGGGTCAGACTGGACTTATTAAGGTAAAACTTCTTCAGGAAAGGCTATGTGTAGACCTTTTAATTCTGATCTTTTGATAGACCTTGACCCTGAAAAAGACATTAAGTATGTTTTTTAAAATTATATTATTAGTATCAATCCCATTCTTTTATAGAGTGGGATTTATTCAAGGTGTTGATTCGTCTTTTTATGATGCTAAAAACGCAAATGAAAAGCTTCAAAATTGCCAGATGATTGTTAGGGGTGAAAATGGTTTTCCAAAATTGCATAATAGATAAGAAAATGATTCATGCTATTAAGTGGGC